CCATTTGTCAGGATCGGTGATAAAGTCAGCCTGCTCATTTGTATTAGAGAACTGGTTTGGGGCGGCTGAATCCCAATAGACGTACAACTTATCAGTATTGTCAGCTACGACAGTACCGCCTATATTGGCACCTACACTGTTCACATAAGAGACGGTACATTGATCCCAAGAAATGAAACCGGCTCCGGGATCGTTGTTAGTAAACACTAGGTCAGTGAACATGGGTATCTGAAATGCAGACATAGCCGAGGTTGCATATCCAGCAGCGGTACTGGAAGTAATTGAAGTGAAGCCGGGTCGAAAATGATCGTAGGGTACAACCCGATAGAAATAAGTGGCACCAGGAGTGAGATTGCTGACGGTTATCTTAGTGCCAGTGATTTCATAAGTATTATCGCCCGGAGGATCGGAATCCCCTATAAAGAAAACATACTTCGCAATGTCAGGATGTGTTACAAGATCTGCCGGAGGCTCCCATGTAACGACTATTCCACCGGGAATGCCAACCTCGATGTCAAGAACAGGAGCAGGTGGGGCGAGATTCACTAGCGATACTGTATCATAGTTATCCGACCATAGGCCGGTTCGATTCCTTGCTTTAATGTAGTAAGAGCGCGACCAAGTATCGGGATAATGAATACACTTCGTTGCCTTGCCTTGATATATGAGATGGGAATCGTCGTCCCCCCAAGTTGAACCACTGCTGGGAACTGCATCTCGAACCTCGTAGTAGGCAAGGTCAGCATTCCTGTCCCTATCAATCGGATGCCAAGCTATCTCAGCAAAGATGTCATAGAACCGGCATTTGGCATTATCACCGGAACCCACATCATCAAAGTAGACATCATCTGGGGGCTGGGGTTTGCTCGCAGCTTCAATATCATAAGCAGTCACATCGGCTAGGGCTTGTTTTGCTCCATTCCTATTAACCGACAAGATTTTGACGTATACATCATCACCGGCGACAAATCCTTCCTTGGAACCGTTTATCATAAGACTCCGGGCCAGGCTGGTAGTTATACCGGCACAGTTATAGGCCCCATCTTGAGGAGCAGTCCCATCGGCTTCCACAACAGCTACCCATATCTCGGTATGATCCCAGAACATGGATACAGGTGCAATGAAGCTGGCTCGGACATAGGGAACCCAAGTACCGTCTTTATCCGTGTTGCCGCCTGAAGCCAGGGTAACATTCGATACTGAAGCCACCTCAGAGGGGTTCGGCAGATAGGTATAGTCTACGTCAGGAAGCACGATTCCATCTTCGTCATATATCCCTTCATGATACTCGATAGCACTTATCTCAACATTGAAATCATTCAGCCTTCGCACCGAGAGAACCCGGAAAGGCTTGGTAACAACATCAATATCGGGAAGAGGGTAATCGTCTATTCCGATGGCATAGACATCATACTCTTCTGGTACGGTATCAAAGTAGGTAAGACCTGAGAGGGGGATGGATTCCCCTCCATTATAAGTAAGACCCGCTAGGCCGTCCGCTAGTCTATAAGTGCTAATCTTATCGTCCTTAGTTCTGACCCGAAGATAGAACGACTGTCCTGTAGGAAGGGCGGGAAATACTACCTTTTCATACGCCGTAAAGCCACCAGCAAGTTCGTAATTATCGGCATCAAGAATTCGACCGCTGACAATACTCCACATGGGAACATCAAAGGCGTAGTTGAAGACATCCCACGGCTTGACAGCCACGGCATCAATAGAAGCCTTAAACTTCAGGGCTTCTATAACATTCTTATCTCTGGAGAGGAAGAAGGAGCCTACTCGTATTGCCTGACTTCGACGGGTTGTGCCAAGCAGACTGACAGTAGTCTTTCTTATTGCAGCCCCTTCATCAATGGTACTTCTGTCCTCAAGAAGAACCATATCCCGTCTGTATAGATTTTTCTCATCGTGGAACTGAACCTCATAGCTATTGAAAGTCTCTTTCAGAGAGCGTCGGGTAAGGGCAAAGTCGGTCGTATTACCCATCGTGAAAAGCTGGCTGGGAGTGGCCGCTCTATCTATGAGAAGCTCCAGATTGGTACCACTCCAGAAAGGCATACACAGAAAAGACGTACATAGTCTTCTAACGATGTTGCTGATTTCGTAATGCTTGTCCAGGACCACATCGAGATTGAATCGGTGCTCCAAGTCACCCGAAGCGTTTCCCTTTGAAGTCAACTCATCACAATGATTAGCTTCAGTAAGAAGGCTGGCTGCATTGAAATGTTCATCAGTAATCCACTCCCCTGCCCCGTATCGAGGGGTGGTAATCAAGTCATGGATGCACCAGATGGGATTATTGCTATAAATAAGGCCGGTATCTGGATCACCAGAAACTCCTGAGACCCCAGAAGCCTCGGATTCAGTCGGTGCATAGATTTCCAATCCCTCTACTTCAACCGATATTCGAGGTCTGCCTCCTGAGAGCTTTTCTGTTCCCAGGAAGCGAAGGCCGAGAAGGGCGGTATGGGGATATACGAACTTCTTGTAGATAACCTCATCTACGGCATCCAAGAATAGGTCGCTGTATTTGCCTTGATCTTCATCCGTGTCAAGGTATGCACTCGTAATTCTGACTTCATATTGAGCAGCATCAAGATTCCGTATGAAAATGGTTTTATAAAGAGGAGTCCGGCTTATTTGCCGTGGGAAGATTATGCCTGGGGAATAGACATAATCGCCAGCATCGAAATCACCTATAGAGAGATCCCCGGCAGGGGGAATATCTTGAAATTCATTAACTCCAAGATATGGTTTCGGCGTTCCATAAAAAAGATCAGATGAAGCCAAATTGGGCGCACTCATAAAGTGCGATTTTTCCAGGGCCGAAGCTGCCCGAAAACCCTCCCATCCATCATTCTTATATTCAAGAATGCCCCAATCTACATGAATATGATCGTCTCCTGCATTAACGGGCTGGGTAAGCGTCATTAACTGTTTGCCATCTTCAGCCCACGTATGCAAAGTCCAGTTGGCATCCCCTACTTTTCTATATTCGATAACTGCTGCAAGGGGACCTCGTGAATGTTCCTTCGTATCTCCAATGCGAAAAAGTCGAGGGGTCCGAAAGTGAAGCCTAATCTCTTCTGCCTCAAGTCCAGTTGTAGTATAAGCGTAAGGATCAGCTTGCTCAAGAAGTTTAGGGAACCCTGCCTCAACACGAGTATAAGTTTCCTCGAAGCCTGGAATCACCGTTTGATCGTGAGTACCGAGACGAACGCTGACTACGCTATCGGGAAACTCAGAGATAGGACGATCATTGACGAGAATCTTGTCGGCTATAGCAACCACATCAGCTTCATCGACATTCTCCGTAAGACCAGCAATCGAATGCAGCTTCCCCTCACCTATTCCGAGAAGGACACTCAGAAAGTTTTCTTCATCCGTAGACTCGACAAAGAGATTGAGGATATTCCCCCCCACCCGATTCTTACCATAAATAACTGGAATCGGAATATCCACATCAGACATCGTGGAGACGCCACTCCACCCGTAGGTAGGAGAACCTCCTCCAGTTTCAGGCTCTTCATAGGTAAGGGCTGTATATATCGAATAAGCTGTAGTAACGATACTGAGACCAACGAAAGCGGCCATAAAAGGATGAATAGACGCCCAACCCAACGCATACCCCGCACCCCAACTTCCCCACCAAGCAGCGGCAGATACAGCAGCGGATACAAAGCCCCCGACAGTAGGAGTAACCACTATCGTGTCACCCGGCCATACCACTAATGTTTCCCACCGCTCTGTGGACAGAAGACCAAACTTATCATGAAAGGCCATCCATCCCGGAGGCCGATATTTCTCAGGAATATAGCCGGTAAGAGGCATCCCGGACTTGTACTCGACTTTGAGTACATCTCTCCCTTCCTCAGAGAGAGGGTCAGGAATTATCTTGATGGTAACTACATCGCTGGCTCTGATTTCTTGAAGCGGAAGAATCCTCTTATCCTCCTTGAGAAGAGTTGATCACTTAATCTGCTTATTATGACGCCGGTATTTTGCTGGCAGTGGACGAACCTTTCCCCCTCTATCATTACTCCCATGTGAATACTGGAGCCGCAGCTTAGAAAGGAGTGAAATACAACAATGTCCAGAGGAGCAAGTTTGGATCTGCCTATCGGATCAAAGTATTGGTGCATCCGTTCCACAAAGAACTCACCAATAGAGCCGTCATGAAACCGATAACCTAAATTAGGGAGACTTACACCCCTACATTGGAGGTACAACCATTGAACGAGGCTGTAGCAGTCGAATCCCGGATTTCCATGCCCTCGTTCCTCAAAAGGCCTACCAATCAAACGGGAGACCTCACGAGACAAGGATGATATTCCCGGACGGGATTCCTGGAAACCCTCCAAATCTTGCCAAGTTATTATGACGTTCGCACTCATCCATTGTCCTCTCACAACTATCGGGGCTTCCGACAGTAAAACCTGGAGGGGGATAGAACTCGTTATCACCAGATCCGGCTGAATCACCTGAAGCAGTAGTTCCCAACCAACACCCCTCCTCCTTGTACCGAAATTGACAGTAGGACTTCAAATACCTTCGCCTCGGTATCCTTATCGCCGCAAGGTCCAATCGGCTGACCAGGGTGAATTCTGCAATCCTCACAGTACTGGAAGAGGTACTCACCCAGTAAATGTCCTCCAAGTAGGCATTGGGGTCAGCAAGATGCTCGACAAACACTTGACGGATTGTCACTTTTCGCTCTCTCAGTCCATCATGATACTCCAGATAGGCTTGAATCTCCCTGCTCACGTTTGCAATGATAACATGAAGAGCAATGCCTCCAGTCTCTCGATTCTCCTCTATCCCCCGGTGCATGATGGGAAATGCAGTATACTTCTGAGGAGAGGCCGCATCCTTGTAGTAGTTGACATCTATATCATATTCGGCGAGGTAGATGTCATCTTCGGTGTCGCCGGTCGTTTGAATGCGATAGAGCCAAATCGGTTTGTTGGTCTCTTGATTCTTGGTATCTCGGAAATCCGCATCCGTAAGTTTTGGCACTTGCTAACTCCCTAATTGATTTGTCAATTCAAAGCCGAAACTACAACTACGTAGGCCTCTATGGAAAGTAATGTTCATCGACCCATCAAACCGTACATCATATAAGATGTCGTTATTTGGATTCCTGAAAGTAAGACGCTCCCATGGACCATACCGAGCCAGAAAGAAATCAACGTATTCCGCTAGGCCCGCCTTCGTAAGAAAGGGAGACTTTATCCTGAACCTGCGAAGTTCTTTGCTGATCCTGAGCCTTCTCTGCTCCGCCCCCGAATCCGACCTGAAGATCTCGACAGGAAAACTTATCGCCTCTCTAAACTCCTCTCTATTTAGAGTGAACTCAGCCACGTGCAAGTGCTCCTTCCATAGCCCGTCTTATTATACCACCACCTGCAATGTTCGAGGCTATCGTATTCACGATGACATCCTGCGGCATCTGGTCCATCATCGAAGTGGCAATGGCTTCACTAGTAACCATATTAACCATAGTTATCTCTGGAGTTTCTTTCTCGGCTGTATCAGCTTTGGACTTTACACTCTCGCCTTCATGAAGACGGTACAAACCTTCATGGCTCACAAATGGAATACCAGTTTGACCACTGGGAACTGTCGCTGGATCAGCGACAGAAGCCCCCATTGATCCGATGGATCCGATAATCTTGAGTGCGCCCAAGAACAAAAAGTGTTCTGCCAACTTAGTCATTACATTGACTACAATACTCAGTACCGATTCTCCCCAAGCCCTGAAATAATCCTCCGATTTTTTAAGATTTCCATGCAGAGCGTCTACGAAGAAGGTCTTGATGTTACTATTCATCTCTGAAGAGACATCCTCTATAACATCAGGCATAATCTTAAACTCATCTACAGACTCTTGTAGGTATTGCCTGGTAGTTTCTATCCAACCAGGAAGTTTACGTTCTTTCTTTTCCTCATCATCCGCTGCGAAAGCCGCGCTCATCACCTTCTGAAATTCTCCCATAGCAGCGGCAAACTCAGGAAACTTTGCTCTAAGAGAAGCAATAATATCATTTACTTTTTGAACAACTGCGTTCTTAATAGCCTCCCACGCCTCTTCAGATAGATCAGCAAGGAGGGCAAAATCTTGCTTGGCTATTTCCTTGATGTCCTCCCATGTACTTCCGATTATTCCCGGAATACTATCGTTCAGCTCAACTATCTTTGAAACATAATCAGTCTCAAACTTCTTGCTCATCTCTGCAAGAGCATCTTCCCAGATGATCTCTATAGCATCTGTACTGATAGTAAAAGCCTCTACCCACACATTACCAGAAGCTATTATATCCTCATATACCCCAACCCAATCTCCAGCAAATGCCTTCCATGTTGCGCTCTGCAAAAGTTCGATCTGCTTAAATAATGCCTTAACATTTATCATCAATGCCGCGAAATAGGTCGCGGTAATATTCCCAAGTACAACAAACATTGCTGAGAACTGAGCCATCAGTTCATTAAGAACAATACGGAAGCCTATACCCATCTGACGCCATGACCAGTTCCAATCCTCCCTCATCCTTTGGAGACCTTCTCTAAACACAGTTTGCGTTTGATTGGTCGAATCGGTAAAGCCGCGACCGAATTCGTTCAGGGTATCTCTCATACCACCCCAATTCTTCGCCCAGGCAACTCGCATTAAGTAAAGACCGCCTATAACAGCAGCAACCGGAAGAAGGGAACTAAGCATTGCAGTATTCAAAGCAGCAGCAAGAGCGAGAACTCCCGATACAGCAACTTTCATAACCGCAATCCAACCGACTATTACTATCTTAAATGCGAATATCGCACCCAATGCTCCGATAGCCGCAGTCATTAGAAGACCGAATGCAAGGACTCCAGTCATAGCCTTCCTCGCAAGATCCATGTGAGCCTCTGTATATTCAATGAGTATATCTAGCCCAACCCGGAACATCGAGTATATTTTCAAGAGCCTAGGAGCAAGAGATCTACCTAGAAGCCGAGCCAAGTCCTTTATCCGCTGTATCGTTATTCCCAACTGCTCATTGTAACCTTCCATCTGCTTTCTGACAAGCTGATCGACTGCTGTCGTATTGGTACGAATCTCCTCTGAAAATGCACGAAGGCCTTCAGATCCTATCCTTGTAATTGCGCTCATGCCAGTAAGAGCACGAGTACCAAATAATGTCTCAATGGCCCAGTTATGCGTCTTATCAGTTGCCTGAGAAGTGTAGTCGATTATGTCTGACATATACTCTATGAAAGGACGAATCTGGTCATTACTATCATAGATTTCGATATTCAGTCTCCGAAGCGCCCGCTTAGTCTCTTCCACAGGAGATAGGAGTCTTACATACGCCTGACGCAAAGCTCTACCAGCCCGCGTTCCCTTGAAACCAACATCTGCCATGACTGCAAGTATGGCAATAACTTCGTGCAACTTGGCACCTGCCATGTCAGAGGCACCAGCCACATAGCTCATCGCTTGGGCCATGTCCTCCATCTCCTGTACAGATGACATGAAACCCTTTGACAGTTGATTTACTACCGACTCTGTATGCTCAAAGCCAATGTTGAACCCCTTCATGATGCGGATGACTTCTTTTGCACCCTCATCTATCTCCATCATCCCGCCCTTGACAAAACGAGCGATATAAGGAAAAGCCATCATGGAATCAACTACTTCGATTCCAGAGTAACCCAACTGACGGAAAATGTTGGTAAGCTCGGTAGCATCCAAGTTAATTTCCTTGGACAAATCACGAACCATCTTCCTCATCTCAACAAATTGCTCAGGAGTCTCTGACATCGCAGCAGTAGCACGGCGCATTCCCTTGTCGAGATCGCCAAACTGCCTAGTCATATTGCGGGTCATTGCAAGGGCCGCAGCACCCGCCGCACCCATAGCAATCGTCATCCGTCGAATGTCGGCAGAGTTCTTCCGTACCACAGCACCGAAGTCCAGAAGATCTCTCTTAGAATCCTGTAGAGGCTTCTGAAAACCTCTCTTCGTTTCGATGATGAGTCTGGATACTACTGCTCCAGCATTAAATCCACCCGCCACAATTATCCACCTCTCAACAGTTCTTCCCAGTTCTCATCTATTACTTCCTGTCTAGATCTCCAAGCCCTCATTCTAGCGAACTCCGCTCTCAAGGGGTACATCACATTCTTATAATCAGCATCACTGACAGCAGCAAGTCGAGCTTCCTCTATCCTTTCAATATGCCTGCCAAGATGTACCATCTCAGCAGTATGCATCCAAAAGGAGAAGTCTCTCCAATCCATCTCCAAAAGCTGATTATATAGGAACAAGCCGGGAAAAGCCTCGGCTATAGCAGCTATTTCTTCGCCTTGCTCCCTGGCTCTTTTCCCTCTTCGTCATCTCCTTTCTGTCGGTCGGTCACTGTCTCTGTAATGAACCTGACAATCGCAACCAACTTCCGCATGTCCACCTTTTCCAATGTCTTTTCAGGCACCTCAAGAAACAGGCGTACTTGTCTTGAGAGATACCTGAAACTGGAGTCTACATCCTCGGACGCCTCCGCCTCTTTGATTAGTTTGGTCGTCTCCCTCATCATCTTGGAGGTGATGCTCTTAACTACATAAGTCTTTCCTTCAAGCACCACCTCAATAGCCTCAAACAACGAAGGAGCGTCTGCGTTAAATTTCGGCACCGTAAGCACCCCCCTTATGTGACGTTACTCTTAGCATACAAGCGACCGTTCTCATCCGGGAAGATCTCCCAGAATGTACGAAAGACTCGCTGATTGCTCTCATCGAACGTAAGCTCGTGGTCAGCTCTTGGGGCCGCTTTGAAGTACTTCAGCCACTTGTTCTCATCCGTCTCTGCAACCCCGTCCTTAATTGGCTTCAGGATCAAAGCATCGGCATTATCGTACAACGAAGTACCGACATTCGTATTGGATACGACGACGGCATGGCTGGAAGTTGCTGACGCACCGCCAGTAACCAGAGCAAATTGAGCCACGGTCAATCGCGTAAACGGCGTTTCAACTTCACAAACACGGCCTGTGGTAATGGTATCAATCTTCGTGGTACCCGTCTGATCTGTATAGATCCCTTCAGCACTTTCAGTATCTCGATGAATGACACCACCACGCGTCCTACCGATCTCTGAGCCCTTCCACTCAACAACACAAGGTCCGAGATCTCTATATGGTCCCATTGGCATTTTAATTCACCTCCTTATATATCCTGCGTTCGCAGGATAAAATTGGCCGAGAACTCATGCCGGTTTCTATCGTCCTGACCCACATAGCCAGGCCCGGTACCCACGGCCACATTTACCGTCGCCGTCTCTTCTGTCGGCAAGATGTTCAAATCGAAACCAGCATTGTCAAAACCTAATATCGCATCACACACCTCCTTGACCGCAGCCTGGGCCAGATGATAATCGTTGTTGCGCCCTAGCACTTGTATTGACTTCTCCTTTTTATCCGGTAGATCAAAATCTCGAACGTCCGGTATAGACTCCAAAAGAACTACACAAGTATCCGGGGCATCTTGAGGACGGAACCCAACAAAAAGATCCGTGCCTATTACCAAGCTCGTCTTGGCCTGAACGTGCATGGCAAAGTTCTTTATCATTATCGCTTATCCTCCAACTCTAGGAGAAGTACCAAACCCGCTCATCCATGAATGTCCCGACGAATGAGCCTGCTGTAACTTCCCAGCGATAATCTTCACATACTTACCCCCAAACATTGCCAACTTCGCCTCCAGATACTTCTTACCACATCCGGAAACCTTAAACCCCCCCTCCGGCTCCACTTCATGCCATCTAGCAGCATAAGGCCGATTGTATCCAACTACCCCAACTATATTTCCATCTGCAATCGGCTCCTTATGCTCCGTTACCTGCTTATCTGTTATTATACCATGTTTGGAGAAGGCAACCAACTCATTTTGCACAAAAGCGGAGCCGCTGCCCCGCAAGAAGCTATCCAACAGAGGGGCTGTAGGCTCAACCAGAGACACATCATCCATAAGCTGCATAAGGGCTTCCTTCATCCCTTCCTTCGTAGCCCCCGGAACAACAACATGAGTATAGATGTGGATCTGCTTATCAAACTCAGAAGTATCAAGTGTCATACCGCTCTTCATGCCACAAACACCTTTACATGCCTCTGCCCAAAAGCCTTGGGTTTCTCAATAGCTTTAATTCCATGATCAATGTCATCAAAGCGCAACCTATCCTCGTGCGAAATCGCCCGGTCCCGCATCGAGACCCTAGCAGATGATAAGACTTCATTTCCAGCCCTATCAACGACCATCCTAGTTCCGTACTCAATCAACACATCAATCGTAATCTCCTCGGCAGGAGCAGTCTCAGACCCAAATACATCCGTAGCGGGTTTCTTTATCAACACCGCCGTATCTGTCAGGTAGCCCCCTATCATGACTCTCCCTCAGCTTCGGTCTCCAGTGCAGCGATCTCTTCGCGGGTCATCTCACGAAGATTCTGAACAGGAGCCGACCCGCCATGCTTCTTGCGCCATGCAGAGTAACAGACAGCATTCCGCTGCTTCTGAGTCGGATAGTCCTGTATCATCACCTCACTGCCCATACACCGTGAATGGAACGCCTTTTGCTCCTCGCCCTTCCTCGGACTGGGTATCGGCATCAGATACCCTCCTCTTCGTCCCTGTCAATTTCTA